GCAGATGTAAGAAAAAACAATGCTGATTTAAATGTTCATTTAGAAACAACGGCTTTAAATAAAATAGCAGTAGCAAGAACTAATCAAACAACTCAATTAGCAGGTGCATTAAATCAACAAGTAGAATTAGAAAGACAAGCAGCTGAACAAAAAATTAAAATATTAGAAGCTCAAGCGGTAAGAGCGCAAAAAATAGACGAAAATGCTAATTCGTTTAAAGTTAAATCAGTTCAACAAGGTTTAGAGATAGTTTCAAGTCTTACAGAATTATTTGGTAAAAAATCCGAGAAAAATGCTAAACGTGCTTTTCAAGTTCAAAAGGCTGCACAAGTTGCAAGTGCTTTAATAAATACTTATCAAAGTGCTACGGGAGCTTATGCTTCTCAATTTTTACCTGTTCCTGACCCAACATCTCCAGTTCGAGGTGGTATTGCTGCTGGTTTAGCAGTTGCCGCTGGTTTAGTAAACGTAGCTAAGATTTCGTCTCAAAAGTTCGAAGGCGGTGGTTCTTCAGGCGGTGGTGGTGGTTCATCTGCTGGTACTGGTGGTGGCGGTACTCAAATGGCTGCCCCTCAATTTAACACAATCGGAACAAGCGGAATAAACCAATTAGCTACGTTACAACAACAGCCTACTAAGGCGTATGTAGTTAGTGGTGAGGTTACTTCAGCTCAAAGTTTAGATAGAAATAGGTTACAAAACGCAACATTATAAGTTAGATAGTTATGGCAAAGATGGAAATTATAGAACTGCTTATTGATGAGAATAAAATTGAAAGCGGTATCAATGCGGTTTCAGTTGTTGAAAGTCCTGCAATAGAAGAAAACTTTGTAGCCTTAAAAAAACATGAAGTAGAACTAAAAGAAGTTGACGGAGAGAAGCGTATCTTAATGGGTGCTGCTTTAGTTCCTAACAAACAGATTTATCGTAAAAACGGAGACAAAGAGTTTTATATTTATTTCAGTGAGGAGACAGTTCGCAAAGCATCGGAGTTATTTTTAATGAGAGCTAACCAAAATAACGCAACGTTAGAACATGAAAAGAAAATGTTAGACGGAATGAGTGTTGTTGAGAGCTGGATAATTGAAGATGAGAAACAAGACAAGTCAGCGAAATACGGATTCAATTTACCTAAAGGCACTTGGATGATTTCAATGAAAGTAAACAACGATGAGATTTGGAATAAAGTAAAAGCAGGTGAGGTAAAAGGGTTTTCAATCGAAGGTTATTTTGTAGACAAATACGAAATGAGTTTACAAGAAACTGAAGAACAAGAAATGATTGAAAAATTAAAAGACTTAATAAATAAATATGAAAACAGAAAGTAAAGTAAGTCCACGCGGTGGCAAAAGAGGTTGTCTATGTAAAGACGGAAAATACCGAAAAGAATGTTGTGATGGAAGTTTAGAAGCTCAAGGAATAGGTAAAACTACAGGTACAGGAACAGACGTAGTAAACATAACCGATAACAACGGAGTAAGAACTATCGTTCGTCAAAACGGATAAAAAAGGAACAAGTATAAATTCAAAAGTTAATAAGTTATGAATACACTAAAAACAGTTTACGGTAAACTATTTAAAGAAGAAACTAAGTTGGCTTCGCATGAGGTTGAATTATCTGTTATAGAAGATATTAAAGCATATAATAATGGTTATGCTAAATATATATCGGAATTAGATGGGTTAAAACAAAGAGGTGATAGATTAAAAGCTGAATTGAATGACACAATTTCTGCTATTTACAAATGGGGAGGTCTTGGTTCAAGTATGGCAGATGACATGGTTGCATTGTTAAAGAATTTTGAAAAACAAGCTAAAGATTTAGGAATTGACCCAAATGCAAGCCCTGAATATGCAAATGGAAGAAAAAAGTTTGTTGATTATGCTAAAGCTGAAGACACAGCAAAAACAATAGCTAATAATTATATTAAAATTAGATAAATAAAAACAAAAATGAAAAATAGCCTAATAAACCAAATCAAAACTTTGCTCGGAATGGAAGTAAAACTTGAGCAAATGAAATTAGCTGACGGAGTAACAGTTCTTGAGGCTGATTCTTTCGATACAGGAAACGAAGTATTTATCGTAACAGAAGACGAACAAAAAATACCTTTGCCAGTTGGAGAGTATGAGTTTGAAGACGGTCGTATGTTAATAGTAGTAGAAGAAGGTCTTATTTCTGAACTTAAAGAAAAAGAAGAAGAAGTTGAAGAGCCAGAGGTTGAGGTAGAAGTTGAAACCGAGAAAAAGGAAGAAATGGAAACTTCAAAACCAACTGCTAAGAAAACAATCGAAAGCGTAGTTAAAGAAACTTTCTTTTCTGAAATCGAAAAACTAAAAGAAGAAAACGAAACTTTAAAAGCTGAATTAAGCAAATTAAAAGAGGTTAAAGAAGAAGTTGAACTTTCATCTGATGAGGAAGTTAAGCCTATTTCTTTTAACCCTGAAAACGAAAACAAAGTTGAGACTATAAGAATCGCTTCTAAAAGAGAACGTTCAATTATGGATTCAATCTTAGAAAAACTAAACAAGTAATTATTAATATTTAAATAAAAAACAAATGCCAACAACAACTTCAATTACAACTACTTATGCTGGTGAATTCGCAGGTAAGTATATTGCGGCGGCTTTATTGTCGTCTCCAACATTAGAGAAAGGCGGAATTACTATCATGCCTAATGTGAAATTTAAGCAAGTTATCAAAAGAGTAGCTACTGACGGAATCGTTAAAAACGCTACTTGTGATTTTGACCCAACTTCGACTTTGACTTTAACAGAGCGAGTTCTTCAACCTGAGTATTTCCAAGTTAACCTACAATTATGTAAGTCTGACTTCCGTTCAGATTGGGACGCTATCCAAATGGGATATTCTGCGTTTGACGTATTGCCTAAGTCTTTTGCTGACTTCTTAATCGCACACGCTGCTGAGAAAGTTGCTCAACAAATGGAATTAGTTATATGGGATGGTAACAACGCTTCTGCTGGTGAGTTTTCAGGAATCATGCGTCAATTAGACGTAGACGCTTCTTTACCTGCAGGTCAAAAAATCGCTGGAACTTCTATTACAGCTGCTAACGTTATTGCTGAATTAGGTTCAATGATTGACGCTTTACCTGCTGCATTGTACGGAAAAGAAGATTTGTATCTTTATGTTTCTTCTAACGTTTATAGAGCTTATATCCGTGCTTTAGGTGGTTTTGCTGCTTCAGGTGTAGGTGCTAATGGTTATGACAACAAAGGAACTAACCAAGTATTGAATGACATCTATTTTGATGGTGTTAAAGTATTCTTGGCTCCTGGTCTTGCTTCTAACACAGCGTTACTTGCTCAAAAATCTAACTTGTACTTTGCAACTGGATTGATGAACGATATGAACGAGGTTAAAGTATTGGATATGGCTGACCTTGATGGTTCTCAAAACGTACGTGTTATCATGCGTTTTTCAGCTGATGCTAAGTATGGTTTTGCTTCTGACGTTGTAACTTACGGAATCTAATCAAACAACAATTATAACGAGGGTGGTGAAATAAACGCCACCCTTTTTTGTTTAACATTAAAAAAATAATAAAATGAGCTGCGACATAGCAAACGGAAGATTAGAAGCCTGTAAAGACGCGATTTCAGGACTTCTAAACATTTACTTCATTAACTACGGAGATTTGAACACATTATCTTCAAGCGTAACGTTTGATGGTGATGACCAAATTACTGAATGGATTACTGCAACACAAATTTCACTTTACAAATATGAATTGAAAGGTGCAAATGGTTTTGAGCAAACTATCCAAACTTCAAGAGACAATGGAACTACTTTCTTTGAGCAAGTATTGACTATCCAATTAAAGAAGCAAGACGCTGTAACACACAAGAACGTTAAATTATTAGCTTACGGACGTCCAAGAATCGTTGTTGAAACAAGAGACCATCAATTCTTTTTAGCTGGTTATGACCAAGGGTGTGACGTTACTGCTGGAACTGTATCTTCAGGAACTGCAATGGGTGACTTCAACGGATACAACCTTACATTTACAGGAATGGAAAAAAGCCCTGCTTACTTCATTGACTGTGCTGACGAAGCTGGATTACAAGCTATCTTTACTGATGGTGCATTAGATGCTATTGTAGTTACTTCTTAATTCTCCAAGCATACAAACAAGTTAACCCTACCTAATCGGTGGGGTTTTCTGTTTTAGGTAACAATTTTAGACTTTAGTAGTTAATAAAGTATGATAGTTTTAACTACCACTTTAGACCCTCAATTATTTAGCTTTATTCCACGTAGTGCTGATTTCGATATAGTAGAAATTACAGATGACCAAACGAACGAAACTGTTTTAATTGAAGGTTGGACTTTTACGGAAGGAGATTACTATTCTACCTTAGAAGCAGAGTTCGAATTAGTTGAAAATCATTTCTACAATTTAGTAGTAAAAGACGGAACAAATATAGTTTATAGAGATAAGATATTCTGTACTGACCAACCGATAGTTACATTCTCGGTTAATAATGGGCAATATACTTCAAATACAACTGCAAATACTTTTATAGTTTATGAGTGATAACAATATACACGTAATTAATTTAAGTTCTTATCAAACGCCATTAATTCAAGAATCAAAAAGAGATAATTGGGTAGAGTTCGGAGAAGACAATAATTACTTTCAATATTTAATTGACAGATACACGTATTCAACGACGAATAACGCCATTATAAACAATATTAGTAGATTAGTTTATGGACGTGGTTTAAGTGCGTTAGACGCTTCTAAAAAGCCAAATGAGTACGCCCAAATGATGGCTTTATTACATCCTGATTGCGTTCGTAAATTAGTAGTGGATAGAAAAATGTTAGGGCAATGCGCTATTCAGATACATTATTCTAAAGACCATAAAAAAATACTTAAGGCGTATCATATGCCAGTTAATCTTTTACGTGCTGAAAAGTGCAATAAAGACGGAGAAGTAGAAGGTTACTACTATTCTGATAATTGGCAAGACGTTAAAAAATACGCACCTAAAAGAATACCTGCTTTTGGATATTCAAACGATCAAATAGAAATACTTTTTATTAAGCCTTACACGGTAGGAATGAAGTATTACGCCTACCCTGATTATCAAGGTGCTGTTCCTTACGCAAAGTTAGAAGAAGAAATAGCAGACTATTTGATTAATGAAGTTCAACACGGCTTTAGCGGTACAAAGGTTATAAACTTTAATAATGGTATTCCTACCGAAGAACAACAAAGTATCATTACAAGCAAAGTAAACGCACAATTAACGGGTTCTAAAGGACTAAGAACTATTGTAGCATTTAATGCAAGTGAAACAAGTAAAACAACTGTTGACGATATTCCATTAAACGACGCACCTGAACACTATTCGTATTTAAGTGAGGAGTGTTTACGTAAGATTATGTTAGGACACAATGTAACTTCTCCTTTATTGTTTGGTATTGCTACAACAACTGGTTTTAGTTCAAATGCTGATGAGTTAAAGAACTCAAGTATATTATTTGATAATATGGTTATTAAGCCTATGCAAGATGAGTTACTTGAGGCTTTTGATAGGATATTAGCTTATAACGGAATTACATTAAAATTATTCTTTAAGACTTTACAGCCTTTGGAGTTTATGGACTTAGAGAACGCGCAAACCGAAGAACAAGTAGCTGAAGAAACAGGAACTGAATTAAGCTCACAAGGAGATAAAATTGCACAAGCGTTAATTGATTTAGGTGAGGATGAAAACCCTGACTGGATATTAATAGACGAACACGAAGTTGACTACGATACAGACGAAAACGAAAACGAGTTATTAAGCAAAGAACTTAAGCAAAGTTTATTATCAAAGGTTATTAATTTAGTTTCAACTGGGGACCCAAGACCAAATTTAAGAAGTGGACAAGACGCTGTAATAGATGGTATTAAGTTTTTAACTCGATATGTTTATGCTGGTGAAACTGGCGGTAAGTCAGGAAAAGGCAGACCATTTTGTAGCGCAATGATGTCAGCTAACAAAGTTTATAGAAAAGAGGATATTTTAAAAATGGGTAGTCAGCCAGTAAACGCTGGTTTTGGAATCGATGGAGCTTCAACGTATTCAGTATGGTTGTATAAAGGCGGACCAAATTGCTACCATAGATGGAATAAAAGAGTTTACGCAACTTTTGAAGGTCAAGCTATTGATGTAAACACGGCTAAACAAATTGCTGGGCGTAAAGCAGAAAAATTAGGTTATGTAATTAAAAACCCAAGTTTAGTAAGTCAAAGACCTATTGACATGGAAGATAGAGGGTATTATACAAGATAAGATGGCAGAAGCACTATTAATTACGAGAGACGATGTTGTAAAGTTTACTGCTATGAATGGCAACGTAGACACGGATAACTTTATTCAATGGATTAAAGTAGCTCAAGATATTCATATTCAAACTTACTTAGGAACTCGTCTTTTAGACAAAATAAAAGATGATATTGTAAACGAAACTTTAAGCGGGGATTATTTAACGCTTGTAACGACGTATATAAAGCCTATGCTGATACATTGGGCAATGGTTGAGTATTTACCATTTGCAGCGTATACAATCGCAAATAAAGGCGTTTATAAGCATAATTCAGAAAACTCTACAAACGTAGAAAAAGACGAAATAGATTTTCTTATTGAAAAAGAGCGTTCAATTGCTCAACACTATACAGAAAGATTTATAGATTACATGGCTTTTAATCAAGCTTCGTTTCCTGAATACAACTTAAATTCAAATGGGGATATGTACCCAGATACACAAAATAACTATTTTGGATGGTTCATTTAAAGAAGTATAAGCCTAAGGCTGAAAACATTAAAAAATTAGAAATTTATTTAAACAAAATAAATGGCGGACGTAAAGATAAGTCAACTAACGGCG